TCTTTTGTCTCATACTTGATTGTCGAATTAAAAACTGTCTTATTACTAAGCGCGTTTTTGATATGCTTAGAAGTAGAAACTTTCGTGCTATTTTCGATTGCTGTTTCAAGACTTGCTGCGCTTGCTAGTTCTGATAAATTCAACATGTTGTTTTCTTTCTGCGCTATGCGCTGATTGAGTTGATCGAACGATTAGATATTAATCTAATTAATCAAGAAAGTCAATTAGATGAAGCGTTCGACTTTTCTGAGATGAGCTTGCTTCTCAACAGTGTTTTATAGACCACACCTCAATATTTCGGCCAAAACAGACACGCTCCGCAGCCTGTTCCACCTACAGTCCGCGACCTTTCGGCCAAAACAGACACGCTCCGCAGCCTGTTCCACCCTTCAAATCTTCGATCTTTCGGTAGAATCTGACTAACTTCGTTAGCCTGTTCCACTCCACGTAATCCTTAACGATAACTGTCCCATATACCAGTCTAAGAAACCAGGCACCCCCGAGCCTCTCAGATACGCGGATCCTAATTTTGCTGCCAAAAAAATCGGGTCATTCTTGACAAGCCTCCCCAGCCAAGCTACAGTATAGCCATTCATTGCCACTCTAGGAGAACCAATCATGCATACAGACACCAGAATCCGAGAAAAGATAGGCGGTATAGCTATCCATAAAGGGAAAGCGGGGAAGACCGATACCCCTATTGTTATGTGGGACGCGATACCTGTTTGCGAACCTGATACCTGTCCGATTGTTGATACATGTCCTTACAATAAGAATGGCCGTTGTACGCTGCGGGGGAATTACCAGAAACATGTGGTGGATTCCGTCCTTGATTCTTTGGATGAAATAGACCATGCCCAGATGCTGAAGATTGGGATGCACCTGATACCGTTGTATACCCAGTTAATTCAGATGAAAATATTTGCTTTGAATGCGGATGCGATGGTTGTTTCCCGTGGGTCGCTTGTTCCTAATCCGATCTTCAAGGAAATCCGTACCATCATCCGTGATATTTCTTTTGTTCTGCGGGATATTGGTATTGGTGCAAATGTGTTGAGTGGGAAAAATATTTCTGATTTGCCTGATAACAAAGGTTCCCGAACCTATTATGACGAATTGATGAAGGTCAACTGATGGCCGAATTGAAAAGAAGGAACAGGGATTCTATTCCTGTGATGTCGAAGGCTGATCGCTATCGTAATGGTGGAGATGGGTTTGTTGAGTGGGCTGAGGAGAACATGCGTATCCCGGTCTACAATAATGAAAGTCCTATTCCTACTTGGACATACTTGAGTGACCTGTCCAGAGAGAAAAATGAGATCACCGGGAAGTCTTTCTGGGATATGTGGTGCAATCAAAAAGAGGTCATACGCCAAGCACTCGAAATGAGGAACGGTCGCCTGAAGCATAGGCTGATCGTTTTTTGTTGGCCACGAGGCGAAGGGAAGTCTGCTGTAGCTTGTTTGATCCAACTCTGGAAATTCTTTTGTTTTCCACAACAACAGATCATGCTTGGGGCGAACAGCAAAGACCAGGTCAAGTTTGTCCACTATGATATCATGCGGAACATCATCTTAAACTCTCCGAAGCTTCTTGAGATTGTCGGGAAGAGGAACGTCCAAGAGAAAGAGATTCGTTTATGCGATTCCCAAGGAAACGTAGGCTCAATGATCCGCTCTATCTCCAGCTTCAGCGGTATAGTCTCGAACATAACAGGGTACTCGTTCTCAGAGATGTTCGATATGAAAAACCCGAAGTTCTTTGTGCAACTGGATGGATCGACAAGGAATATGCCGAACGCTTTAGGAGTGATCGATTCAACGGTTTCCGAACTGACCCATATTTTACATCAACTGTACCAGACGCATAAGAAGGGGAAAGATCCTACATTGTTCTTCAATTACCGTTGCTCACAAGAGGGCAAGCAAGAAGACATGTGGCACCCGTACAATAATCAGGAACAACTAGACTCCTATCGGGAGAAGTTTCCAGATGTTGAATTTAACCGCTATTTTAAAAATGTTTGGTCAGCTGGATCAAATCGCTTCTTTCTCCCCGAGGTGGTTGAGGCAACTCACTACTTGGGTTATCAAGGTTCGCTTGGGGCGCAGCAAGCAATCACAGATACGCTCAAACAAGTAGCGAAAATCGAAAATCCTTATAGCGAGGATGACATTGAAGTTGAAATTGATACAACGCACAGCACAGCGTTAAAAAGCGCGTTAATTCGAGTCGAAAGTGTATACGATCTAAAGACGGAGAATAACTTCCCCCGAATCTGCTCATTGGAAGAATTAAACCAGTTATCCGCTTTATACAAGACAGATTTTGCTATTATCGCTGGAGTTGACCGTGCCGACCCAATGAAAGCGGATTTAACCAAAGGCGCGCGAACAATTGTTACCGTCGTTGCAAAAGGACTCCCAGGAAGTAAAAATAACCCCAGTATGTACCTAGAAGAGGGTCAGGTGAAAAAATATATTTACTTCCTCCTCCATTTAGTGCATGTTGAGTCCAACGAATTGGATGAAATCAAATCGGTTCTAAAAAGAGCTATTGATGAGTTTGATGGGATAGAAATGCTTTGCGCTGAAAGATGGGGCATGTGGGACGTCGGTACTTGGTGTGAAGAGCAAGAAATAGGCTTTGAGACACTACAACCGACGTATGACAAGCAAAAGCAAGCATTTTCCGAGTTATTTACGTTATATCGACAGGGTTTGTTCAAAACCCCCACTTTATGCGTACCTGGAAGCAAAAATAATGATATTTTAGAAGAGGAGATACTTCTTTTCGATCATAACCCAGCTAAAAAATGGTATGGTTCCCCCGAAAAAGTAGAGAAGAATGGCACCCAGGATGACTCCGTATTCTCTTTAGCCTGGGCTATTTACGGAAGCAGGGAGCTAAATGTACTTGATTTTCGTGAGAGAACCAGTATGATGATATTCGGAGAGATGTTCACCGAGAAACGTGTGGGAGCTTATTAATGTCGAAAATTACGAATATCACGCCTGAATTATCCCCAGAAGCCATACATACGATCATTGATGATCTAAATGAAGACCAATTGATGACGATAGCGCAAACATCCGTCAATTGGATGACCGGCACGGATCCGGTTGTAGATGAAGATGGCTTCTTAACTTCAGAAGGTGTTGGTGCTACACAGAACGATTTACGCAATTATGGTCAATTACAGAAGGCTTGCTGGGATAAATTTGTATCTAATCCACAGATTAATAGCCATGTTCGTGATTATATGGGCAGTCTTACAGGGATGGGATTCAGAGTAGAGTCCCAAATCCAAGAGCTCCAAGATAAGATCGATGAAACCATAGAAGACCCAAGAAACAATCTCTCTGTACGTATGACCCAGTACGTTGCACGATCTGAAATAGAGGGTGAATTGTTCCTCTCCTTCACATTACATACTGATGGCTTTGTTGAGATCGATTTTCTTGATCCTTCATTGATAAGTGCAGGTGGAGAAAGTTCCTCCGGTATTTACCATCACAACAACAAAAGTATGTTTCCCCTAGTTTATCGCTTTACTCGCCCAGCCACAAATGGTAAGAGCAATGAGACCCTTTTCTTACCCTCAATCAACCTTGCCCATTTCCCAGAAATGAAAGTTGATGCTGAAGCCTTGATCAAAAATGATGCAGGCGCTACGGGACTCTATGGTAAAAGTACAAATAAAGCATATAAGAAGTTAGGTGGATTAACGACTTTCGTTGTTACTTGGGACAGGGGTTTTCTTACAAATCGAAATGTATCCCATTTAAAAACTACGCTAGTTTGGATAAATCACTATGAATCATTGAAGCGTTGGGAAATCGATCATAAGAAATCAGCTGGGAGTTACTTATGGGTTGCATCGATCACAGATTCGAAAGCGTACAGGACTTGGCTCAAATTAACTTCAGAAGAAAAACAAGAAACAGGCCTATTCGCAAAAAAAGTTCCTGGTGGGACAATTGTTCTGCCGCCGGGCATCAACCTGGAGTGCAAAAACCCCAATCTT